GATCCCAGTTAACACTGGACCCATTTAATGAAATTGAATCGCCAGCAGCAACAAATATTATTGCGCTTGGTAAAAAGCCAGGATCAGTTACATCAGTTAAGGTTGTCCATGAACTAAACGATCCCACATAGGCATTAGCGCAAGAAATAAACGTGACAACAATGTAATCGCCGCCGCAGTTGTCGTTAGTACCGTGGCGGTAGTTGAATGTTATACCGCTGCCCGATCCGGTATCGGCATCAAAACTTACCGCCTCAAGTGTTGAGCAGTACGTCTCAGTATCTATGTTCCCGGTTGTGTCAGGACCGTATGCCCAGAGACAACGGGTGTTTGAGATGTACTGACTACAGTCCTGTTTAGAGGAGGCGTGTTCGGAAATACCGCCCCAACAGGCATTCGTTATTGTCGGGGTTCCGGCCTGATCGGTTGCGCAAAACCCGTATCCGAGTTTCGCTGTAGGTGAAAGATTAAGGCTCGATCCGTTATTTTGAACCCACGTTATAATCGCGCAGGTAGGCGTATCGGTCCAACTCGGGACCGTGCAACTCCAGCTTGAATTACTCGAAGTTGGTAGGGTGTAGGCATATGTCTTGACGACGGTTGCCATCGTCAGAGCCTCTGTATACGGGCCTTGATGTCAGCGTCTGTCGTGTACCCCGGCGCGCGCAGTTCCACCGCACCCAGAATGGCGAACAGCCCGGCCAGCCAGACCTCGCGCTGCGTCGCATTGCCCGCTGCGGTGTACTGATCCATCAACCACGCCAGATCGGTCGTGTCTGACGCTTCCCAGTCACCGCCCATCCGGTTGTCCCAATAGGCAGCCACCTGCTGCTGGGTTATCTCCCCAGCAGCAATCTCTCTGATGCTGCAATAGAAGTGGAACGGCGGGATTTTGCAGTGCACACCTGTAGCGTCCGGTGTCCCGGCCAACTTTTCAAGAAGTGCCATGCCCGCCCCTCCTTAGGTCACGGTAGCGTCGCGGATGATCACCTCGATCGAGTCCAGGGTGAACGTGTTCCCGCTCGTCACAGACTGACCACCGCCTGACAAGGGGCCCGCTGCGATCAGCGTGTCCGATGCATTTGTCAGCCCCCAGTGGGTCGCGGTGTTTGTGCCCGTGACCGAACCGTCGTTGATCGCCGGAACCGTTGCAGCCCTGCCCGTTCCCGCACTCGCGTTCGCCGGCCCGGTACAGGTCAACGATGTCTTGTTGCCCAGGGTGTATGTGCTGGTCGCCTCGGCGTAGCTCGTCGGTGCCGCGCTACAGATATCGAGCCGAGTGCCGTTCGCTACAACGTAGTCGAGCCCGCCGTCAAAAACCTCGTCGTGAATAAATTCGCCTGCCATGTCGTGATCCTCACTTCTCCGTTACTGTGCCGGTGTACTTCTCGCCCCGCGGGGTCGTGATCTCCACCACCTTTTTCTCGGGCTTCGACTCTTTCTCCGCACCGAGCTTGATGTCCATCAGCAGCTGCTTGGTCAGCTTGTTGGACTCCACCATCTGCTTGAGGAACGGCTCCAGCTTAGCCTTCTCCTGGTCCCCCTTCGCCTTACCCTCTTTCGTTTTGTTCTCGCTGTCGCGGTCCATGACCTCCATCTGCTTCTCGATCAGCTTGAGGTCCGCGGCGTTCTTGGCCTGGAGCGCCTTGAGCTTCTCACGCGCCTCTTCGACCTTGAGCGCAGCGATCTCCCTCTCGCCCAGGTCGACGGGCTCGGGCCGTGCCTGCTCCGCCCCGTTGCGCGCCATGTCCGCGATCTTTGCCCCGGCCTCGGTGGCCTCCAGCTCCAGGCGCTTGACCTCCAGCTCCAGCTCCTGCTGCGCCAGTGCCAGCTCCCGTGCCTTGATCTCCAGCTCCTTCATCTTGGCCTGGCCGTCCTGCTGGATCTTGGCCGACTCGCGCTGGTGTTCGAGCTGCATCTTCTGCTGCTCGACCTGTAGCTTGAGCATGTCCGGGTTCGGGGGCGGCTGCACCTGCTGCATGAAGTCCGGGCTATCCGGGTCGGTGATGAAGTCTGACGGGTTCTTGAGCCCGGCGGAGCTGATGAACTCCTTGATGGCGTTGTACAGGTTCTGCCAGCGTATCAGTCGCGTGCCGGACTGCGGGCCCGCGCCCATGGCGATCGCCTGCTGCATGACCTGTAGCAGGCCCATGACGTGCTGCATCTGCTGGGTCTTGTCCGCGCTGCCGGCGCCCACGTTGACCACCAGGTCGTACTGGCCACTGATGGACTGGGCACTGATCTGGATGCTCTTGCCATCGGTCAGCCGGATCACCTTGTCGGCCACCATCTCGGGGTAGTCCATGGTCTGCTCCAGGATCTGGAGCACCAGGTCCCGGACGCCCGTCTCGGCAAAGATGCGCGCGATCAGCTCGATCCTCTGCACCGCCTGGTTGATCAGTGACACGATGCCGGTAGCGGTCTTGTTCAGCGTGTCGGGGCTCAGGCCCTGGTTGAACCTGGACACGCCCGTGCGCTTCTCCCCGTCCTGGTCCACCCATTCGAGCATGCTGAATATGGCGGCCGGTATCTGGGGCGGGGTGAACGGGACCACGGTCCCCTGGGCCCGCACGCGTATGGGCTGGTTGGGCTGGTTGTTCAGCCAGTCGGACAGGGTGAAGTCGCCCATGCCGCCCTCGACCATCTCCGCCCGCGGGTTCACGGTGAAGTACATGTAGTCCATGATCAACCTGAGAATGCTGGTCTTCAGGCGTTCGACCGGGATCATCAGGTCCGCCATGCTCTTGCCGTGGTGCCGGTGCGGCATGGGGATCGGGCACAGGGAGCTGATGTTCGGCCGGCGGACGGTCTTCACGTCCAGGATCTTGTTCGCCACCCGGTGCACCCGGACCCACTCGGTCCGCCCGTCCCCGTCGTAGTCCACCTTCATGTGGCACTCGTAAAACCAGACGAGCTTGCTGGCCGGGTCCAGGTTGCTGTCCTGGCCGTCATCGATCTCGCCCCACTCGGAGCTGTCCGAGTAGTGCCTGGCCAGGTCCTCGACATCGTCCGTCGCCTCGGCCATCAGGGGCGAGCTGCTGATGTCGTCGGGCACGTCGTAACCCATGGCGCGCACGTATGAGATGGACTTCTGGGTCCGGTGGCACCAGAACCGGCTGCCGTCCTCGCTGGTGTCGATCGAGTCCTTGAGGGTCAGTATCTCCTCGGGCGGGACCGGGTCGATCATCAGCTGGCCCTCGCTCACCAGGCGGTTGGCCTTGACATCGAACACCTCCATGTCGATCGGGGTCACCTGCCCAGTCTCGGGGTCCTGGACCAGGTCGGTCACCTGGTACCCCTCGACCTCCAGCACCTCGTAATTGTCCATCCGCTCCAGCTCGGTGAGGGCCGCCTCGCTGATGCCCTTGTACATCTCGGGGAACACCAGGTCCTTGGTCTGCCAGCCGGTCTTCACGTACCCGGTCTTCTGCAACAGGGCGTCATGGAACCAGGAGTAATACATCATAAAGCCGGCGTTCATCCGGTTGATCACGTACTCGACCCAGGCCTGGGCAGTGTCCGCGTTCTGCACGTCCTGCTCCGTCTGGCCACTGATCGTGATCGCCTGGTCGCCCCCGGTGAATATGCGCAGCAGTGATGGCTTGATCCACTCGACGGTGGTCTGCACCTCGGTCGCCCGGACCTGGGACCTGCCCTCGATCTCGGTGCCCAGGGGCTTGCCGTTGTAGTAGTCCAGGGCCTCGGCCCGCTCGGGCCCGACCTTCTCCTGGGCGAAGTTAATGCTTTCGCGCAGCCACTGGTCCATGATCGACCGGAGGGTCGTCTCTTTCATCTTAGCCATGCCGTTTCTTCCCTCTCGGTGGTTTGCCCGTCTTGAGGCTCTGCCCTGTAGCGGCCTGGCAAATGCGAGCCGCCTTGCCAGCACTGGCCCCCTTCGCCCGGACCTTGGTATAGCACCCGTGCACCTTCGTTCCCTTTGGCATCAGATCACCCCCGTGTTCGGTAGTCGCAGAACCTTCTCGCCCACTCGCGACCGCTTGAGCGGAGTTCCCCCGGCGAGGGCGAGCACCACCGCGTCCCCGAAATCGGGACTGCGGCCCAGGCGCTTCTTGATGTCGTCCTTGCTCTCGACCTGGATCCCGCGGGCGCCCAGCTTCCAGGTCGGCATGCACAGGTCCGCGCGCAGGTCCTTGTTCGGCGGCAGTGCCACCGGGTCCTTGCCGGCCGGGTCCAGCATCTCGCGCATGCGCCAGTAGCACATGGTCCTGGTGTTGGACAGGGCCAGCTTGCCCGTGCTGTCCCGCCAATCGGGCATCTTGCGCTCCATGTCATCGGGCACCTTGGCCGCGTTGACCGCTACGTGCGGCACGCCCAGCAGCTCCAGGTGATCGACCACACTGGTGCCGACCCCGATCAGGTCCACGTATGCGCTCGCCCCGTTGCGCAGGGCAGCGACCACCAGGCCGGCCACCGTGGGCCCGTTGGGTGTCGAGGACCCGGGATATATGGCCAGCTCGTCGACCCAGCGTCCATGCCAGGGGGCCAGGATGGTGTGGTCCCTGCCACCCCGGGCCACGTCCACGCCCAGGGCCGTCATCTCTCCCTTGGCGCCTGGCTTGCGCGGTGACCAGCGGTCCATGGCCAGGTCCACCCAGGAGCTGGGGACCACCTGCCAGATCCCGTCCTCCTCGCCGGCACTGAAGTCGCCCCGCATCATCTGGCTGCGCAGGGGCTCGGGCAGTGCGGCCAGCTGGTCCCGGTACCCGGTGCGCAGCAGGAACGCATTGTCCTCGACCGCGCTCGGGATGAACGTGCGCGACTTGGGCCTGACCCACTCGTCGTGAACCTTGACCGGGTCCGGGCCCTCGCACAGCATGTCCTTGCCGTCCTCGCCCGTCGTGTACCACAGCAGCTCGCCAGGCTTGGCCTTAATACGCGACCTGGGGTCCAACCAAGGACCCCAGTACTCCTTCACCCATGCACCCTCGGGCGTCGTTGGCGGGTTGCCGGTGCATATCACCCTGGTACGGTGACCGCGGGCGCTGCGCAGCCAGCCCTTCAGGAACCTGAACTGCGACTCCAGGAAATTGGATATCTCGTCGAACCCGATCAGGTCATGCGGCCGGCCCTGGTAGCGCGTCTCATCCCCAGGGTTGGGGACCGAGCCGAACTCCACGATGCGCCGGTCCAGGTGCCAGACCTTGGCGCTCCCGTTGTACCCGTCCCGGTGGCCCAGGATCTCGGTCATGCGCTGGATGATGCCCAGCATCTGGGTCGCCTCGCGGCGGAATATGATGCTGTGCTTCGCCTGGGTGAGTGCGGCCCCGATAAGCAAATCGGATTTACCCCCGCCCGCCTGGCCCCCGAAAAACAGCTCGTCGGCCTCGGTGTCGAATGCATGCTCCTGGGGGCCAGGCTGCGGGGTCCAGATGGGTGCGTGCTGCTCGATGTAGTCGCCCAGCTCGACAGCGAGGTTAGGGCCCAGCTCCTCCAGGAACGCCAGGGCCCCGTCGACCGAGCTGATGTTAGCGGCCACGGCCTTGCAAGGCCTCCGTCAGGGACTCGCGCCAGGTCGCCAGCCTGTCCTTGTCTATCAGGAGCATCGGGCTGTCAGGGTCCTGGTGCTCGGTCTGGTGCAGGAACGCGTCCAGCTCCGCGCGCACGATACGCCGGACCAGGGCGTCCAGATCCGCGCGCACGATGCGGATCGGAGGGAACACCTCCTCGATGTCGCCTAGCTCAGCCACTCTGGCACCTCCGGCTCCCCCTCGCCCGCGCTCGTGTCAATTTTGTTGATATTAGCTTTCCTGGCCAGAAACGCCAACTTTGTTGCCATTTCCAGTGGGTTCAGCTCCCTGGCCCCGCGCTCCTGGGCCTCGGACATCTCGACAGGTTTCGGGTTGGCCAGGAACTTGTCGATCTTATACTGGGCCGAGGCCAACATAGTTTTGATCAGGGCCACCCGGGCCGGGTCGATCGGCGCGTCCATCTCCAGGGGCAGCCCTGTCTCGTTGTCAATCACGTTGCTCGGCACCTTGGCGTCGAGCATGCGGTCCATCTCGGCATCGGCGCGATTGTGCTGATCAATGGCCCGGTTCAGGTTCAGCAACTCGCCGTACCGCTCAGCCGGGATGATCGACTTGCGGCTCCGGATGTCCGGCAGCCCGACCAGGCTCTGGCCGTCGCTCTTGCGCCTGCGCGCCGGCACATCAGGATCCGCGCGCACCTCGTCCACCAG